GCGGAGCAGCGGGCGAACCGCGATGCGGCCCAGCAGCGGCTGGGCCGGGTGAAGGCGCAGTGCTGGCCGATCAGCACCCTGGAGTCGCTGCCGACGTTGGCCATGGCGGTGATCAGCGAGATCGCGCACCGCCCGCACTGCGCCAGCTGCGAGGGCAGGGGGCAGGCGCTGTCGGGCGAGCTGCTGATCACGTGCAAGGTCTGTGGCGGTTCTGGGCTGGGCCAAGTAAGCGACCGTCGGCGTGCAGCCGCGATTGGCAGGGATGAATCCACCTACCGCTCGAAGTGGCGAGGGGTATACGAGTGGCTGTTAGTTCGAATGACAGAGGCTGAACAGGAAGCCGCTTGGGCGTTTATGATTGTGATGGGAAATGGGGAATCGACAGCGGCATAGCCATGCAGAAAAAGACGAGGTGGAGAATTATCGCAGCAGTTTCTGTCGCGGGTTCAGTGCTGGGAGTCCTACAGAAGCCGACGGCTCTCTTAGCAGGATCCCTAGTGCTCTACTGGGCATCAGAAACGCTATTTGGGGTCACTCCTCTAAAGCTTTATGAACTGGGCGAGTTGTTTACAGGTCGGCCGGAGGCGGCGATGACTGCAGTCGGCATTGTGATAGCTGTTGCGTCACTACTTGCGTTCAAACGAGCAAAGCGGTTGGACCTGGAGCTTGCGGCTGGAGCAGATATCGCATCGGCTCTCAGGGATGGGATGAATCTGGTAAGCAGGCTTCAGCTCTATTGCGAGACCGTCGTTGAGCTTAGGGAGGGCGTTGATCAGATTGGCGTTGATACCCACCTCTCCACGGACGAGGTCAAATCTAAGGTGGAATGGCTTGCTGCTCGATGGACAGTTCTGCGACGAAAGATTCCCCAGATCCGACAGGATCAAAATGATCTGTGGGAGATCAGCAACCGTATCATCGCGATTGAAGGACAACACTCAACTGTTATCCGAGCCAGGATCTTGGTTCCGCACGCCCTCTGGCGGGCTCGGGAACACGCTCTTGCTCTAGCGAAGGAATCAGGGTTTCTCCTTCCAGATGAAGATGATGGCCCTGTTGAGTATCTCGAGCTCCTCGAAACCTATGAAGGGGTCTCGATCGACGATTTCCTCATATCTCATGAAGAGCGGTGGACACGGTTTCTTGAGTGCATGGGGATGGCGACCACAATTGGTGCGTCCTCCGTCGCACTTCCTTCCGCGATCAACGCTTGTCGCATGGCTTGGCAACTGCTAACGCTGCGGGATTGATGCTCCCGCACTTTTGGGGCTACATTCACTACCATCGCGCACGACCCGACCCCGGCCATCCAGCCGGGGTTTTTCATTTCCGGACTTACCATGATCCTGACCGCCTCGACAATCCAGCAGGCGGTTGGCTGCAGTGCCGCCGTCGCCGCCCAGTGGGCGCAGCCCCTGTCCGAAGCCTGCACGGCGTTCGGCATCAGAACCCCGAAGCGCGCGGCCGCATTCCTGGCGCAGGTGGGGCATGAGTCCGGCAGCCTGAGCAGGACCGTCGAGAACCTGAACTACGGTGCGCAGGGCATGGCCGATACCTGGCCCAGCCGCTACGCCGTGGATCCCAAGGCCAAGCCGAGGAAGCCGAACGACTTGGCGCGCGCGCTGGAGCGCAAGCCGGTAGCGATCGGCAACAACGCCTACGCAAACCGCCTGGGCAACGGCTCCGAGGCAAGCGGCGATGGATACCGATTCCGTGGCCGTGGCCCGATCCAGAACACTGGCCGCGCCAACTATGCCGCGATCCGGGATGCGCTTCGTGCCAAGGGGATCAAGGGCGTGCCCGACTTCGAGGACCAGCCGGAAGCGCTGGAGCAGCCCAAGTGGGGCGCACTGGCGGCAGGTGCCTTCTGGGATGCCCGATCCCTGAACAAGCTGGCTGACGCCAGCCGATTCGACGAGATCACCGAACGAGTGAATGGCGGCCAGACCGGTGCCGCTGATCGCAGGGCGCGCTATGCGCGCGCGCTGAAGGTGCTGGCCGCGTGACCGAGCCCGTGAGCACTCTCAAGACCATCGTCGGCACGTTCACTGCGGCGGTTGTGGCGCCGGCTACCGCTGACGCATTGCGGGCAGCAGAGCGCATCATCCTGGGCGTGCCCCAGTCGGTGCTTCTGGTGGCCATGGCGGGCGCACTGATCGGCGTGCTGCTGCTGCCGGAAAAGGATGCGGAACGGGTGGCGGCGGATGCGAACCGCCGTCGTGGCCATCGCCTTCTGCAGACGGCCGCCCGCTGGGCGGCCTTGGCCGTGGCGGTCCTGGCATACGCCATCGTCGCCGCCTGGGTCATCGCAGTTGCCGCCTCGATCTGGCCGACCCTTGCCGGCGCGCCGCAGCTGCCGCTGGCTGGCCTGTCCGGCGTCCTGATCCGCCGGCTGCTGCCCGGCTATGTGCGCTTGGTCGAGAAGGCGACTGGCGCAATCGGAGGCGACAAGCCATGAGCGTGCTGCTGAGATTTCTCCGTTCGGTGTGGGAGCTGGTCATCGGCGCTGCAGCTGATGCATTGCAGTGGCTGCGAAAGCCGGGCAGCAAGATCAAGCTCGTCTGCGCGGTGCTGGCCTTCGGCTGCCTGGTCTCTGGCCTCTCCGCGTATGAAAAGGAGCAGCGCATCCGCGATCTGAGCGCGCAGGTGGTCAAGGTCAAGGCCGACTGGAAGGCAGATGCTGAGCGTCTGCAGGCCGATGTGGACAGCCGCGACCAACGACTGGCCGAGGTCGCTGCTGCTCTCCGCGCCGAGGCCGTGAAGCTGGAGGCGTTGAAGGCTGAAAGCGCAGCCGCTCTGCAGGCGCTGGCTGGCCGCATCGAATCATCCGAGAAGGACGCAGCCACCTGGCGCGGCCGCTACGAGCAGCGGCCTGATACATGCAAGGCCGCCCTGGAGCTGCTCGACTCTGCCTGCCCAGCCTTGAAGGGGTACTGACGTGCGACTGATCGTCCTGGCTACGGCCTTCTGCCTCGCGTCCTGCCAGTCGTCGGCGCCCAAGCCCAACCCGGCAGCCCCCGCTGTCATCCGTGTACCCGTTGCCACGTTCGTTCCCATCGATGCGGCGCTGACGAAGCGCTGCACCTGGGCGCGTGCCGGCAAGCCGTCTGCTGTGTTCGAGGTGAGCAACGGCCGCAAGCGCTGCCTCGATCTGTACGAGGCGCAGTTCGATGCCATCGAGCAGGTGCAGGGGAAGCCCGTCCCTTCGGACGGCGGCTGATGCCGCACCGGGCACCCAAGCACAACGCCATGCCACGGCAGGCGGCGGTGCACGTACCGCCAGCGGCAGTGAGGCAGACCACGGCCGAGCGTGGCTATGGCAGCCGATGGCAGCGTGCTCGCGCGACCTTCCTGCTCAGGCATCCGCTCTGCGCAGAGTGCCAGCGGTCGGGCCACGTCACGGTCGCGACGGTGGTCGACCACATCACCCCGCACAAGGGCAGCCAGGCGCTGTTCTGGGACACCGACAACTGGCAGCCCCTGTGCAAGCCCTGCCACGACCGTAAGACCGCGACCGAGGACGGCGGGTTCGGCAACTGGCACCGAGGTGCCAAGGCCAGCTCGAAATGCGCGCGTAGACGCGAATGAATCGCAACAACGGCAGATAGGGCGGGGGGAGGGTCAAAAGTTGGGGCGGTTCGCCTCCCTGACCGTGCGCCCAGGCTTTTTTTTGCACCGTCAGTTGAGAAAAACCATTTTTTCGCGGCCAGCGTGCCGCCCCTGGACTACCCATGGCGAACCCGCGCAAACCGACATCGCTGAAAGTGGTGGCCGGCACGGATCGCCCCGACCGCGCGCCCCCGGCGCCAGCTGCTGATCTTCCGCTGGTGTCGGACGTTCCGCCAGCACCGGACTGGCTGCCGAACGCCCACGCCATCAAGGAGTGGGACCGGTTGGCGCCGATTCTCCACGCAAACAAACTGCTCACCGAGGCCGGGCTTTCGGCGTTCGGCCAGCTCTGCGCTCTGCACGGCAACACCGTGCAGCTGTACGCCGCCGGGCTGGCGCCCGTGGCATCGATGGTCTCCCAGCTGCGCGGGCTGATGAACGACTTTGGCCTGACGCCGGTTGCCCAGGGCAAGGTGAAGCCATCCGGAGAGGTCGATAAGACGGGGAACGCGTTCGCCAGCAATGGTGCGAAGCGGAAGCCCCGTGCGTGATTACGTCGGCATCGCCACGGCCTATGCAGAAGAGGCCGTAGCCGACAAGAAGGGCCGGAAGTTTGGGAAGTGGGTGCGCCTGGCCGCGAAACGGTTCCTTGCGGACCTGAAGCGAGCGAGGCGGAAGCGCCCGCCGTTTGTCTTCGACGAGTGGCATGCGTGCGACCCGTGCGACTTCATCGAGAAGCTGCCGCACGTCGAAGGGAAGTGGGCGCGGCCTGAGATCGAGCTGCATCGGTCACATGTGTTCTTCGTCGTGCAGTTGTTCGGGTTCCGCAACCTGGACGGCAGCAGGCGTTTCACCTCGGCTCTGTTCGCGGTGGCGCGCAAGAACGCCAAGTCGACCCTGGCAGCGGCGATCCTGCTGTACTGCCAGTGCTGCGAGGAGGAGGAGGGCGCCCAGATCATCTCGGCGGCCACCACCGGCAGCCAAGCGCGCATCATCTTCAACGTCGCCAAGCGGATGACGGAGAAGACACCGGACCTGCAGGAGGCTTTCGGCCTGGCCTGCTGGGCCAACTCGATCAGCCGGATGGAGACCGGGGCCAGCTTCAAGCCGATCAACGCCAAGGCCAGCACGCAGGACGGCCTGAATCCGTCCCATGTGGGCTTGGACGAGATCCATGCCCACAAGTCGGCGGACCTGCTGAACGTGCTGACCTCCGCGGCCGGCGCTCGCAGCAACCCGCTTTGGCTGTACACCACGACCGAGGGATACACGAACCCAGGTCCGTGGGGTGAGATCAGGCAGTTCGCTAAGCAGGTGCTGCAGGGCATCCTGGGCGAGTCGGCCGATCACTTCTTGGTGGTTTTCTTCGCTGTCGACGATGACGACGACGAGTTCGACGAATCAGTCTGGCCGAAGGCCAACCCCCTGATGGACGCGAACCCGCACCTGCTGAAGGCGATCCGCAAGGAGGCCGTCGAGGCGCGGCAGATGCCTTCGAAGCTGGCCGAATTCAAGATTAAGCGGCTCAACCGACCGGCCTCCTCGGCCACGGGCTGGGTGGACCTGACGAAGTGGCAGAAGTGCGGCGGCGCCGTCGACCTGGACTGGCTCGCGGGGCATCCGTGCTGGGGCGCATTCGATCTGGCGAGCACGCTGGATATGACGTCTTGGCGCCTGGTCTGGAAGGTGGACGACGTCTATTACACCTGGGGCCGTCGATTCGTTCCGGAGGACGCGGTGCGGGCGCGTACGGAGCGCGGTGTGGTGCCGTATGCGGGCTGGGTTGCGGCCGGGTTGATTGAGGCGACCGAAGGAGAGGTGACCGACTACAGCGTGGTTGAGGCGAGGATTCGTGAGGATATCGCCCGCTTCGGTCCACTGGCGATCGGATATGACCGCTGGAACGCAGCTGAAATTGCGCAGCGCCTCTTGGCCGACGGGCACCCGCTGGTCGAGTTCAACCAGACCACGAAGAACTACCACCCCGCGATGCAGGAGCTGGAGCGGGCCTACATAGGCAAGAAGATCCAGCACGGCAACGACCCAGTCCTGAACTGGTGCGCGTCCAACCTCATCGCATTGAAAGATGGAAACCTGAACATGAAGCCCGACAAGAAGAGGTCGCCGGACAAGATCGATGACATGGCTTCCCTGTTGATGGCGGTGGGGCTGGCTCACGCAGTCGAATCGGTCGAGCCCGGAGTCGATGAGTATCTGGAGAACGGCTTCTTCGGGACGGTGGGCTGACCATGGCCGTGCGCTGGTACAACCCGCTCACTTGGCGCTTCTTCGGCTACACCGATCCACAGACCGGCGACTACCGGGAAGTCGATATGGAAGTCGGCGGCAGGAAAACGAAGGCCGGGGTTCGCATTACGGCAAAGACCGCGATCACGATCCCGATCGTCTGGACCTGCGTCAAGATCCTCTCCGAGTCGGCAGCAGGGCTGCCGCTCAAGCTCTACCAAGACGTTGGCGGAAAGCGCACGCTCGTGCGCGGTGACAGCCCAGCGAACAAGCGCGCCCTTCGCCTTCTCGGAAAGCCGAACCCCTTCATCACACGGCTGAATCTGCTGAAGGCAGTGGTCGTCAACATGGCGCTTCGCGGGAACGCGTTCGTGATCATCGAGCGAAACCGGCAGGGCGAAATGATCGGGTTGATTCCGGTCGCTGCCGACGACGTATGCATCGACACTGACGACGATCTGCTCTACATCGTCGAGCTGAAAGGTCAGCGGATACCCGTGTCTCCGGAGAACATGCTGCACTTCAAGCTGTTCAGTACAGACGGGGTTACCGGTCTGTCGCCATTAGAGCACCAGGCCGAGGCGATGGGCTTGGCCAAGGCCGGCCAGGACTGGTCGGCTCGATTCATGCGCAAGGGAGGTTTCACCGGCGGCTATGTGGTCTACGACCAGTTCCTGACCAAGGAACAGCAGGGTCAGATCATGGAAAAGTTTCCCGATGTCCGAAAGGGCGACGTAGACGATATCGGCAAGATCGCGGTTCTGCAGGGCGGACCAAAGCTGATCCCGGCAGGGCTGAGCCAGAAGGACAGCCAGTTCATTGAGTCGCAGCAGTTCCAGGAAGAGGCGCTAGCTGGCGTATGGGGTGTGCCGCTGTACTTGGCCAACCGCGCCGGCCGTACGTCGATCATGGGCTCCAACCTCGAACAGCAGAACAGTGGCTTCGTGACCTATGGGCTCAAGCCCTACCTCGATGCGATCGAGGATGAGTGGAACGACAAAATTCACCGCGGCACCGAGGTCTTCGTCGAGTTCGTAGTGGAGGGCCTGCTGCGTGGCGATAGTGCTGCTCGCTCGACCTATTACAAGGCTGCGCTTGGCGGGTCCGGCGGGTCGGGCTGGATGTCGATCAACGATGTCCGATTGAAAGAGAACCTTCCGCGCCTTGAGGGCGCGCAGTACGACGCCATCACTCAATGGGAGTCCCAAGGCAATGACCGTCAGCAGAGTTGAATGCCCCTTCGAAGTGAAGGAAGCCGACGAGGCCGGGAACTTCGAGGGTTACGCGTCCGTTTACAACAACGTCGATCTCGGCGACGACGTTATTCTTCCAGGTGCGTTCGTTCGCGTGAAGACAACGCGCGGCGGGCGACTGAAGTTGGCGCTGTACCACGACCTGACCAAGCTCATCGGCACGGCCGAGTATCGCGATGATGATCACGGTCTATGGGTTAAGGGAAAGATCAACCTCAATGTCAGCTACGCGCGTGATGCGTATGAGCTGATGAAGGGGGACGCGCCACTTGACTCGATGTCCATCGGATTCAACACGATTGAGGACGCCCAAGAGACACGCGAAGGGCGCCGCGTGAGGGTGATCAAGAAGGCAGAGCTTTGGGAGGCGTCAATCGTCCCCTTTGGAATGAATCCTGAGGCCGAGATTCTGAGCGTCAAGTCTTCGGTCCGGCAGTTTGAGAAGGGCCTGCGTGAACGCATGGGCCTCTCGCAGAAGGAGGCGGCCGCCGTCGCCTCGCTCGGCTTCCCTGCAATCCACCGAGACGGTGCGGATGCGGCCACGGCGACCGTGGACGAGCTGAAGAAACTCGGTAGTTCCATCCAATCCATTTTCGGAGCAAAACCATGAGCGAAGACATCACCAAGGTCCGCGAGTCGCTGGAAACCCAGCTCAAGGACGGTTTCAACGGCCTGCAGAAGAAGTACGACGCAGTCATCGACGACATCCAGAAAGGCAATGCCATTCCCAAGGATGTGAAGGACGCGATCGAGAACACCAAGGGCGAGCTGCAGCGCGTAATTGACAAGGTTCAGGAGCTGGAAGAGAAGGGCGTCAAGGTCCGCGGCCAGCCCGGTGAGGGCAAGTCCTTCATCGACCTGGTGAAGGGCCACGACGAGTACAAGGGCCTGCAGCAAAAGACCGTGCAGCGCGCCGAGATCGAGATCACCAAGGGCGACCTGGCCTCGATGAAGGAAACGAAGGTCACCAGCGCAGGCATCGTGGCACCGAACTACGACCCGACCATTCAGCCGGGCATCCGACAGGAACTGCGCATCCGTGATCTTCTGACTTCCATCCCCGTGTCGGGTCAGCAGTACACCTTCTTCCGTGAGCTGCTGCATACCCGAGGGGCGGCGCCGGTGGCGGAAGGTGGCACCAAGCCGACCAGTAATGTGACGTTCGAGTCGGTGACTGATCGCGTGAAGAAGATCGCCGTCTGGATGCCGGTGACCGACGAGGCGCTGGACGACGTGCCGCAGCTGCTGGGCTACATCCGGGAACTGCTCCGCTACGACCTGAAGCTGGAGGAGGAGGCCCAGATTCTGAAGGGTGATGGCACCGGCGAGAACCTCAATGGCCTCATGACCCAGGCGACCGCGTACAGCGCCGCGTTGACGAAGCCCGGCGACACTCCGATCGACATCGTCCGCCGCGCGATCTACCAGGTGCGCAAGCAGTCCAAGCTCTCTGCGGATGGCGTGGTCATGACTGAACTCGACTGGATGAACATCGAGCTGCAGAAGGACTCGCAGAACCGTTACCTGTTCGCCAACCTGCAGGGTCTGGTTACCCCGGTCCTGTGGGGTCGCCCGGTCATTACCTCCGACAGCATGGACGAGGGCGACGCGGACACCGGTGGCGAGTTCCTCGTCGCAAACTTCGCGCGGGCGGCCACGCTGTTCGACCGTATGTCCTTCCTGTTCAAGATGGGCTTGATCAACGACATGTTCATCAAGAACGAACGCGCGTTGCTGGTTGAAGAGCGCTTGGGCCTGGGCGTGCGTCGCCGGGAAGCTCTCGTCAAGGGTCAGTTCCCGACCACCTGATCCACCGGGGCGTCACAACCTAGGGGCCAGCGTGATGCTGGCCCCCTCAAATTGCTGGAGACGGCATGAAGATCAAGACGACATGGGGCTTCATCGGCAACGCCGTGAAGCTCAACGCTGATAGCAACGTGGTGAAGGCCGGTCAGACATTCGATGCGGACGACGAGTACGCCCACACCCTCATCGGGAAGGGCCTTGCCGTCGCGGTGGACGACGACGCGGGGGCCAAGAGCAACAAGGAAGCCAAGCCAAGTGCGGCGCAGAAGGCAAATGCCGAAGGCGACAGGCAGGCCAAGCCCAAGGGCAACAAGGAAGCAAAGCCGGCCGCCACTACCGAGCCGCAGGACAAGGCAAGCGAGGCCCCGTAATGCCAATCACCCTCGACCTCGCTCTGGTCCGCGAGCAGTGCCGTGTCATCGACGAAGTGAGCGACGTGATGCTCCAGTCGTATGTCGATGCGGCTTTGGCTCATGTGCAGATGCATTGTGATCGGGTGCTGGTCGAGGGTGATCCTGCGGACGAGGGCGAGATGAATTTCACGCCCGATGTCCGGCAAGCAGTCCTGGTGCTGGTCGCCCACTGGGTTTCAGTCAGGGAGGCGGTCACCGTGGGGGACAGCGCGGCAAGGGTGCCCCTCGGGTTCGACAGCTTGCTTTGGTATCGGAAGCGCTTCTGATGGCCTGCACTGGCTGTGCGCGCCGGCGCGCCTGGCTCATGAAATGGATGCGAGAAGCGAATGAACGAGCAAAGCGAATTGCTGGCCGCCCTGCGAGCCCAGACCGAGGCGACGCACCAGCTGGTGGCGGCGCTGCGGGAAAAGACCACGGCCGACCAGGAGAACGCCAAGGCGGTTAACCGGCTGGTGGACTACCTCTGTGACAGTGAGGGTGGCGACGTGGAGCCGGCCAGCCCGGGCAACTACCTGAGCGGGAAGCCGCGATGATCGCTGCCGGCCGCCTGCGCCATCGGGTGCAGCTGCAGCGTCAGGTCTACGGGCAGTCGCCTGCGACCGGCGCGCAGACCGTCAGCTGGGAGCCGCTGGCCGATGTGTGGGCCGAAGTGGCGCCGCTGTCGGCCCGCGAATTCGTGGCAGCCAAGGCGATTGACAGCGAGGTCACGTTGCGGGTGACCATCCGTCACCGCGAAGGCGTGACCGACAAGTGCCGGGTGCTTTTCCGCGGCAAGATCCTGAACATCCATGGCGTGCTGCCCGACCCGGTCAGCGGCCTTGAATACCTCACGCTCCCCTGCAGCGAGGGTGTCAACGATGGCTGATGGCATCCGTTTCGACGTGAGCGGCCTGGACGGCATCCGCAACAAGATGGCGCAGGTGAAGCGCGAGGTGAACTACAAGGGCGGCCGGGCCGCGCTTCGCCGAGCGGCCAACGTGCTGCGCGACCAGGCGCAGACCAACGCCCGCCGGGTTGATGACCACGAAACCGAGACCGCCATCTGGAAGAACGTCGCGGTGCGCTGGAATGGCCGCGCCTTCAAGCAGGACGGCGTGCTGGCCTTCCGCGTTGGCGTGCTGGGTGGCGCCCAAGCCGGCCGCGAGGCGCAGCTCGGAACGAGCAACCCGGGCGGCATCACCTGGTACTGGCGTCTGCTGGAGTTCGGCACATCGAAGATGGCCGCCCAGCCGATCTTCCGACCAGTGCCGGACCAGGCCGGCCAGAAGGCCGTCGACGTGTTCGCGCGCAGCTTCAACCAGGCGCTGCACCGCGTTCTGGCTAAGCAGGGGGGCGCATGATCGCCCCGATCTTCCAGCTGTGCCTGGCCTCGCCGGCGGTCCTGCAGGCCTTCGGTTCCGATCCCACCCGCGTCTACCCGTTCGGCCTGATCGAGAAGCCGCCAGCGCTGCCCTACGCGGTCTGGCAGACGGTGAACGGCATCCCCGAGAACTACCTGGCCCAGCGGCCGGACGTGGACGCGCTGACCACGCAGATCGACGTCTATGCGAAGGACGAGGCACCGCTGATCCAGGCTGCCAAAGCCCTGCGCGACGCCTTCGAACCCCGCGGGTACATCACCCGCTGGGGCGGCCAGATGCTCGACGCCGAAACGAAGCTGCTGCGCCTGTCGTTCGATGTGGACTGGCTGGTCCCCCGGTAACGCTAGCTACAACCCCACCCATGCCCCGCACTGCGGGGTTTTTTTATGCCCGCAGGAGAAACGATGAGCATCCTGACCCAAGGAACCCAGCTGTATGGCCTGATCAACGGCGTTGTCCGCGAGATCGAGTGCATCACGGCCTTCAACCCCGGCACTGCCCCGGCAGACCAGATCGACGACACCTGCCTGTCCGAGACCAACACGCGCACCTACAAGAAGGGCCTGCGCACGCCGGGCCAGGCGTCGGTGACCATCAACGCCGACCCGAAGAACGAGAGCCACTACCTGTTCTGGCAGCTGGCCGAGCAGGTGGACGGCGGCGAGCCGATCCAGTGGGCCATCGGCTGGTCCGACGGCGTGGATATCGAGCCCACCGTGCAGCAGCTCGGCAGCCTCTCGAACATCGAGGTGACCAACGGCGGCACCGGCTACACCTCGGCCCCCACCGTGAGCATCACCGGCGGCGGTGGCAGCGGGGCCACCGCCACGGCCATCGTCGATTCCGGCTCGGTCATCGGCGTCAACATCACCAACCCGGGGACCGGCTACACCAGCCCGCCCACCGTCGCCTTCAGCGGCGGTGCTGGCACCGGCGCCGCCGCGACGGCGGAGCGCTCCACGGTCTCCGAGCTGGTGCTGCCGAACACCCGCACCTGGTACACCTTCCAGGCATACGTCAGCGACTTCCCCTTCGACTTCCAGGGCAACACCGTCGTCACCACCGCGGCCACCATGCAGCGCAGCGGTCCGGGCGTCTGGCTGCGTAAGGCGGCCACTCCGTGAGCCGGGCTGCCAAGAAGACGGCCACCGCGCGTGCGGTGAGCCTGAGCCTGGCCGACCTGCAGAAGGCCGGCGCGTTCACCGGCCGGCCGGTGGAGAAGGTGATCCGCTGGAAGCAGGGCGACGAGGAGCTGACCGCCACGGTCTACGTGAGGCCGCTGGGCTTCCAGACCGCGGTTTCGGACGTGCTGTCGGCTACGAACAAGCACGACGGCGTGGCCGGCCGCATCGCGGCCAGCATCTGCGACGAGAGCGGCAAGGCCGTGTTCACCGTCGCGGATATCACCGGCGAGGCGGATCCGGAGCGTGGTGCCCTGGATGGCAACCTGTCCGTCGCGCTGCTGATGGCCATCGGCGAGGTGAACAACCTGGGAAAAGCTACGAGCTGACCCCGGAGGATGAGCTGTGGTGCGAGCTGGTCCTGAACGGGATCGGCGGCCGCAGCATCGCCGAGGCAAAGGAATGCCTCGGCATCCGGGAGTTCCAGCTCTGGAGCGTGTACCGCGCCAGGCGCGGCAGTTTGAACATGGGCGGCCGGATAGATGCAGCAGCAGGGATGCTGGCCGCGCTGTTCGCCAATTCGAACCGGAAGCCAAGCAGCGCCGCGTTCAAGGCCACCGACTTCATGCCCTACGTGGATGCCGAGCCCATCAGCCTCGAGGAGGCGATGAAGCAGTGGTAGTCGGCGCGTAGGGCGCGCATCAACCCGGCTGGCCACCGGCCAGCCCCTGCAGCAGAGAGAGCTATGTCCCGGTCCCTTGGTACGCTGACCATCGACGTTATCGCCGAGGTGGGCGGCTTCGCGTCCGGCCTGGACAAGTCCGAGCGCCGGGCGGAGAAGTGGCGCAAGAAGGTCGAGGCGGAGGCGAAGCTGGCAGGAATTGCTCTGGGCACCGCCATCGCCGCCGCGGTGGTAATGATCGGGCGCAACACCATCGCGGCAGAGCGCGAGGTTGCCCAGCTGGATGCCATCATCCGCTCCACCGGTGGCGCGGCCGGCTACACCCGGCAGCAGCTGCTGGACATGGCCGACACCCTGTCGAGCAAGTCTACGTTCAGCGGCGGCGAGATCGTCGAGGCCCAGACCCGCCTGCTTTCTTACTCGGGCATCCTGGCGTCCAACATTCCCCGGGCCATGCAGGCGGTCATTGACCAGTCGGCACGTCTGGGCATCAGTGTCAGCCAGTCGGCGGAGACTATCGGCCGCGCGCTGGAATCGCCCAGCAAGGCGGCCGCCGCGCTCGCCCAGCAGGGCTTCGGTGCAGCCTTCACCAAGGAAGTGCGGGGCACGATCGACGAGCTGGTCAAGGCCGGCAAGGAAGGCGAGGCCCAGGTGATGATCCTGGAGATCCTTGAAGAGTCGTACGCCGGCGCGGCGCAGGCGGCGCGTGACACCTTCGGCGGTGCGCTGCAGGCCCTTGGCAACACGCTCAACGACATCACCACGGCCAAGGACGGGAGCCTGAAGGGCGCCACGGACGCGGTCAATACGCTGATCGAGACGCTGAACGATCCGGCCACGAGAGAGGGCTTCAACAACCTGATCTCGGGCGCGGTTGAAGCCATCGGAACGATGGCCAAGTTCGCATCCACCGCGGCCAACGTGACCAAGTTCGTGGCCGAGAGCCTGGCTGCCCGCGTCAACGGTCCTGACATGGCCGACGTGGTGCGGGTGGAGGACCGCATCGAGCGCCTGCAGAAGACGCTGGCGGCTGTGCAGAACTCGAAGGGCACGCTCGGCCTCTCCATGCTCAACGCCAGCGAGCTGATTCCGTCCGATCTGATTTCCAGCCCGGACAAGGTAATGCAGCGCCTGCGTGGCGAGATCGCCAACGAGCAGCGAAAGCTGGAAGAGGGCAGGCGCATGCTGGAGCTGGCAGCTAAGGCGGCCAGTGCAGCGAAGGTCGAGCCAGCAGGGGTCACGGGTGATCCCGCGGATGCTGCTGCGCGCCAGGCCGCTGCTGCCGCGGCTGCTGATGCCGAGAATGCCAAAAGACGGCTGGCTGGGCAGCAGCAACTGGAACGCGCGTATGAGACCGCCTCGCTGCAGTTGAAACGGCAGATCGAGCTGTTCGACACGAGCGCGGATCGGTCGGGCCGCGCCACTGAGCTGCAAAGGCTGAACTTCGACATTGCGCACGGAGCGTTGAAGGGGCTGAATGCCAGCAAGCAGGAGTCGCTTCGCATTGACGCCCGAAATCTCGATCTTCTGCAGGAGCAGAAGACGGCCAACGAGGCAGCTGCGAAGGCCACTGAGGCGTTCGTCAAGCTGAGGGACGAGCTGAACAAGAAGGACGCGCTGGGTGTGGACCTGGCACGAGAACGCCTGAAGGTGCTGCAGGCTGCCGCATCGGTGGGGTCCGCAAACGACCCCGAGTTCGCGAAGGTCGCTGGAAAAGCAATCGAGCAGGTCGGGGGTGGGGTGGGCAGCGAGTATCGCGGGCCCGATGCTCTATACGGCGGTGCCAGCGGTGAGTTCTCCAAGATCGACAAGGCGGTCGAGGAAGAGAACAAGCGCTACGAAGCGCAGCTTCAGGCGCTTGAGGAGTACCGGCAGGCGCGCGCTGATCTGACTGAGGAGTGGGACAGCCAAGAGGCAGCGCTTTCCGCCAAACATCAGTCCAGGCTGGACGAGCTGGACAAGGCAAGGTGGCAGGTCGGGCTGACCGCTGCAGAGCAGGGACTGGCTGGTGTCGCTGGCGTGATGCGCGCTGGGTTCGGTGAGCAGTCCGGAATCTACAGGGCCGCGTTCGCGATCAGCAAGGCCTTCTCCGTTGCAAAGGCCGCGCTGGCCGCCAAGGACGCGGTCAGCTCCGCGCTTTCCAGCGGTTTGCCATTCCCCGCAAACCTGGCGGCCATGGCGGCGGCGGCGGCCGCAGTGGCGAACCTGGTTGGCGAGGTCTCTGCGGTCGGCATGGCCCACGACGGCATCGACAGCGTTCCCGAGACGGGCACATGGTTGCTGCAGAAGGGTGAGCGGGTGACCACGGCGGCCACCAGCGCAAAGCTGGATGCAACCCTGGACCGCGTCTCACGCGATACCGATGGTGTCGGCCGGGGCGACACCTTTGAAATGAATTTCAACGTGAACGGTTCCATCAGCGAACGAGAGCGGATGATGCAGGAGCAGACGGTGAGACGCGCGGTGAGCCTTGCGCGGCAGGACCGGGTCGCAGACACCACCTCCGGCACCGGCCCGCAATCTCGCGCGATGCGGTCGAACTGGAATGTCAGAAGGAAGGTCGGGTAATGGCGCTGATCATGCAGCCGAAGTGGTTGCCCGAGCCGCTGCGTGAGGGTTACGGGCTGCGCCACGTGTCGCCGCTGACGCGGTCCACCTTCGTGAGTGGCCGGTCGCTGCCGCGGCGGGCCTATACCGCCACGCCCAGCCAGACGGAGGTGCGCTGGCTGCTCAACGACCAGCAGGCCGCGCTGTTCGAGAAGTGGTTCCAGGAGCAGCTGACAGACGGCGTGGCGTGGTTCGCCTGCCGTCTGCGCAGCCCGCTGGGCGTTGATTACTACAAAGCGCGGTTCACCGACATCTACGACGGCCCGACGCTGACCAACTCCAACCTGTGGATGTTCACCGCGCAGCTGGAGCTGTATCTGCGGCCGCTGCTTGCCGATGGCTGGTCGGAATACCCGGAGGGAATCCTGCAGGCCAACGTGATTGACCTGGCAGCCAACAGGGAGTGGCCTCAGCCATGAGCATCCTTGAACGGCTCTACGCCTCCGGTGGAAGCGAGGTCGAGCACGAGACCCTGGCCATCACCGTCGGCAGCGAGACCCACTACCTCACCAAGGGCTGGGAGGATCTGCAGGCGGTGCTGGAGACGGGCGAACAGGTCACCTTCAAGGCATGCGGGATGGACGTGGCGAAGCCGGCGCGCAACGCCGACGGTGTGCAGGATCTGCGCTTCGCCCTGACCAACATCGACGGCGTGGTCAGCTTCAAGATCCGCGCCGCGCTGGCCGCGCGCCAGGAAATGACCGTGACCCTGCGTGTGTATCTGAGCAGCGATCTACTGGCGCCGATCAAGCGCCCACTCTCGATGGTCATCAAGGGCGGCCAGTGGTCTGCCACCGAAGTCCAGATCACGGCCGGCTTCATGAACATCCTCGACACGGCCTGGCCGCGCGATCGCTTCAACCTCTCCAAGCACCCTGGGCTGCGCTACATCTCATGAAGATCGATCTGGAAAAGTACCTGGACGTGGTCTGGGTCAGCGGCGGCCGCGTGTTCCCCGAGCTGGACTGCTACGGCGTGGTCAACGAGGTCCGCCGCGACCTGGGCCTGCCGGCCTGGGACGAACACCCCGGCGCCACCCGTGAGGAATTGCCCGAGCTGGCGCGGCAGGCCGTCCTGCAGCACGCCGGCAGCGATCTCGTGGAAGGGGCAGTGGCGTTCTGCTACGAGGGCAGCATGGTGACGCACGTGGCCGTGCTGGTGGAGGTCGAGGGCCGCATGTGCACGCTGGAGTGCAACGACGGCCGGAACGTGACCGTCCTGCCGGTGGCGCGCTTCGAGCGCCGCTTCAACCGGGTGGAGTATTACGCATGATCCGGGTTTTCCCTTCGCGCATGCCGGGTGAGGCGCTGGAGACCCACCATCACGGCCGGACCACTGTGGACGGCTGGCTGCGGTCCAATGTGGGCGGCTATACGGGCGAGGGCGAGCAGCCGATCGAGCTGGCGGTGGATGGCGTGGCCGTGCCGGTAGAGGCGTGGGCAGAAACGTGGATCGACGCCACGACCGATGTGCGCATCTACCCGGTCCCGCATGCGGAGGGCGCGCTTACGGTCGTGTACTGGGTAGTGGTGGCAGTGTTTGCCGCCTACGCCATCTACACCATGAACAATCTGCCGGGGAGCCGGAACACCCAGGCGGAGACGATCAGCCTGGACACTGCCCGCGCCAACACTGCGCGCCTCGGCAGCCCAGTGCGCGAGGTGCTGGGGCGCTGCCGCGTGTGGGCCGACTACCTGGTGCAGCCGGTGTCTCGCTTCGTAGGCGGCAAGACCTACCGCACCCAGATGTTCGTATGCGTGGGCAAGGGCCGGCACATCATCCCGTTGGGCTCTGCACGGCTGGGCAATACGCCGCTCAGCTCGTTCGGCAGCGACGTGGATATAACCATCTACCCGCCTGGCGCAGATGTGGGCGGCGATGCGAGTTCCGAGAACTGGGTGAACTCCACCGAGGTAGGCGCCACGGCCTCTGGCACGGCCGGCCTGGACCTGAGCGACACGGCAGACGTAGCCACCGGCATCAATGCGGACTCGGTGACGGTGTCGGGCAACGTGTTCACCCTGAACAACGCGACCATCACCGGCGCCGACGGCAAAGAGCGGCCGGCCACCTCCCTGCCGCTGAGCTGGACGGTGGGGGCCGTGCTGACGCTGAAGGTGGCCGCGACGTTCACCGCGACCACCAGCGGGCTGTACTCGATCATCGCCGGCAGCGCGGTGGCAGAGCTGGCGCCGTACGTGGGCATGCCAGTGCTGCTGACCTACAACGGCGCGGATTACGCGCTGTTCGTGGCCAGCTACACCGCCGGCTCCCCGGCCGTGCCTGGTGACGGCGGCAGCCCTGCGAAGCTGGTGGGCTCGGCCGCTGCCAGCAACTTCGATTTCAGCGAAACGCCGGTCACGTTCGGCATCAGCTGGCGCGGGACCACCTACAGCGTGGCGCTGGTGGCGAACTACATCACGCTGGGCGTGCTGCTGACCGCCATCAACGACCAGCTGGTGGACAGCGGGCTGGTGGCAATCCAGTCGGGCGGGGTGGTGACCATTGCCGAGGCGGAGAGCCCCTATGCCGGCGGCGACATCACCTACAGCGGCCTGCCCGCCAGCGTGTTCGGCAGCAGCCCGACCACCACAACGGGTGTGGCCACAACCGGCGGCACGCCGGCGACGCAGCCGCGCGTGACCTTCGCCTATGACGGACCGACGGGCACGGCCTTCGGTGGCCTGCCGCCGGGCTCAATCTCGCTGGCCATGTCACGTGGCCAGAGCGAATACCGCATCGCGTCCAAGTCCGGGTTCACGTTGACGGTGCAGCGGCTGACCGAGGGCGGCGTGGTCGACACCAGCTGGCCGGGCTGGGCCAGCCGGACAGCCACCGACTACCGGGCCACCGGGTTCCAGGAGGGCGAGGAGTGGCTGGGACCGTTCTTGGTGTGCCCGAGCGGTGAGACCACTGACGCCTTCGAATACGACTTCAACTTCCCTGGCGGGCTGATCTGGTACACGGACAAGGGCAACAAGCGCACCTTCACCGTGACCGTGCGCGTTGCTTACCGCGTGTTTGGCTCGGGTGACGCCTGGTCGGTGCGCACCCATACCTACACGGCCACCTCCGAGGACGCGCTGGGGTTCACCGAGCGCATCACCCTGTCCACCCCTGGGCAGATCGAGGTGCGCGTGCGGCGCGTGACCGAGCGCGGCGGCAACTCCGCGCGGGATGCTTGCTTCTGGCAGGGCCTGCGCGCACGCCTGCCACAGCGGCCGACCCGCTACGACGACCTGACCACCATCGCCCTGACGGTGACCACCGGCACGAAGCTGGCCGCCCAGACCGACCGCCGGTTCAACGTGGAGGCCACGCGCCTGTACGACGATGGCGCGGCGCGGAGCATCAGCGGGGCGATGGTCCACGTGATGCGCTCGCTGGGCCTGCCGTTCGACCAGATCGACACGGAGACGCTGCAGCACCTGGAGGACACCTACTGGACGCCGCGCGGGGAGTTCTTCGACTTCAGCGCGGAGAAGTCCGGCACCAGCGCGCTGGACCTGCTGCAAATGGCCGCGCAGGCCGGCATGGGCTACTTCCTGCTGACCGATTCGATGTGTTCGGCGGGCAGGGAAGGGGTGAAGGCCTGGCGCGGTGGTATCTCGCCGCAGCGCCAGCTGGAGCCGCTGAGCACGTCCTTCATATCGCCCGGCCCGGACGACTACGACGGCGTGGACGTGACCTACACCGATGAGGTGACGTGGGCGCCTGAGACGGTGGAGTGCCGCCTGCCCGGGGTGACCGAGCCGTGGAAGGTGGAGACCTACGAGCTGCAGGGTGTCGGCACGCGCGATCGCGCGTACCGCATTGGCATGCGCCGGCTGATGAAGCATCAAGGCCAGCGCCTGACCTACAAGACCAAGACCGAGATGATGGGCCTGGTCTACCAGTACGGGGACCGGGTGAAGCTGTTCGACGACATTCCCGGATCTAGCACCACCAGCACCATGATCGAATCGGCGCGGCTGGACGGCACGCGGCTGCTGATCGAGGTGGGTGAATATCTGGACTGGAGCCTGCCGGCGCCGCGGTGCTTGGTGCGGTTCCAGGACGGCACGCTGTCGAACGTGATCGTGCCTACGCGGGTAGACGACCACCGGCTGACCATCGCGGCCTCGGCGCTGCCGGGTGAGCACGCCTTCAACACCTGGATCATGGACGACCCGACCATTGATCCGCCCGAGCTGATCTTCTGCGACAGCACGCGCGCTGGGTATGACGCCGTGCTGGCCGACCTCACGCCAGGCGAAGACGGCTCGGTCGAGCTGACCGCCCTGCAGTACGACCCCGCCTTCTACCAATACGACGACGCCAACGCGCCGTAGCACCACTGGAGACGCAGCAACATGACGACCTTCAACACCGGCAACCGGCTGGGTTCGAACGCGCCCAAGGATCTGTACGACAACGCGGAGAATCTCGACAACGGGATCAATGGCACCGCCAAGACGTGGACGGACCGGCTCGGCGTGGTGCGCAAGAGCTGGACCGGCATCGAGACGGATTTCCAGCAGTTCCTGGCTGATGGAAGCACCATTGAGTTTCCGACGTGGGCTGCGGCGAGCGCTGCGGCCGGGGCCGGGCTGATCCCGCAGAACCGGCAGGTGGCGGTGGTGGGAGACGAGGGAACGCACGTGGATCCGGTGTCAGGCGCAACTGTCCAGAACAGCGGACGCTACGTGATGGTGCCAGGTGGTCTGGAATGGCGCGCAGCCGACGTTCTTACCCAAAAGGCTGACCGAGTCGAACTCACAGATGCTGTGGACGAAATTGAACGCGTAACTAGTGACCGTCCGACGGTCGAAGTTCTTCAGCACTGGACGGACTCGGGTGGCTTTGTAGCCGCCAAGTTCGGATCGGATTCCTTGGAAACTACTGAATTCAGCTTCGGCCGCGATGGATATCAGACCATCGGTGACGAGGTCAGGTCGAATGCTGCCCTCAGCGGGACACTGGTTCGCGACGCTGCTGGCTTCTGGATTGAGAGGGTGGGAGCGGGTTTCACGCTGGGTGCCGGTGGTGAGTACCGCTCGTCTAGTCAGGCGGACTACATCATCCGCGACCCCTTCGGCTTCTGGGCTTTCAGCGCAATGTCGCCGCGTGCAGCTGCTGATTCAACCGCGCGCGACCGCTTGTTGGCCAGTGGCAATGCCGAGGCGCTTGCGTTGTCAGTCGCGGTGAAGGATGCAATTCCGGCTGACATTCAGCGCCCCGTGTTCGACTACAACATCGTGCTGATCTATGGACAAAGCCTGGCGGCCGCCTACGAGGGCTGGCCGGCGAAGAGCAAGGTGAATCAAGAGCCGAACTTGCTGATGCTCGGCCAGTCCACACGGCCAACCAATCGCGCTTCATCGTCCTTCGTTCCAGTCGGAACTGAAACTCTTCAGCCGCTGAGAGCTGTGGTGCAGTCGACGGCAACGGGAAGCCCGGTGATGACCGATGCGGAGGTGGCCATGCTCACCGGCTCCGCCAACAACGATGGCGAAAGCGTCGAGGTGGGGGCGATCAACTTCTGGAGACAGCTGTACCTTCAGGATCGATGGCTCGACAGCGACCCTTCCAGAAAGGTTGTGGCGCTCAACTGCGCGGTGGGCGGACAGAGCGTCGCAAGGCTGTCGAAGGGTCACTCCCTTGGCTACTACAACAGGCTCGCCAGCGCGGTTTCCAAGGTCAAGGCAATTGCTGACGCCGAGGGGAAAACGTGCGGAGTCGTCGCTGTGCTCTATTTGCAGGGTGAGTTCGATTACACCCAGGAAAGTGAGGGCGTCAATGATCGGGCAGTGTTCCGTGCTGCTACCGAGCGCCTTTTCGAAGACATCACCAATGACGTGGCTTTCGGAATCTGCGCGCAGCCCCAGAAGCCTGCGTTCTTCACCTATCAAACCGGGGCGCAATACAGTCGTGATAATGCCGAGCTTGCCATCGGGCGGGCGCAGATCGATATGGCAGAGAAGCCTGGCGTGTTCCTGGCGACGCCCAATGCGCCCTATACGGACAAGGCTGGGCATCTGGACGCAAATGGTTACCGATGGATGGGCATGCAGTTCGGGAAGGTGATGCACAAAGTGCTCACTCAAGGCGAAGGATGGCAGCCCGTAAAGCCCATCAAGGCAGTGGTGATCGGGCAGGAAGCGCTGGTGCATTTCATCGTTCCGCATCCCCCGCTGCAATTTGCCGCGTCGTATAGGGTTTCCCAAGCCTATGACCCCGTGAGCAAGGGATTCCGAGTCACGGATGCGAACGGTGATGTGCTGATCACCGGCGCATCTATCGCTGGCGCGGCCACAGTCTCGCTTTCCCTCGCGCGGAGCACCGTCGGCGCGGTGAAGGTTTGGTATGCCCCCTCAACTGTTCACCAAGGGCACGGAAGCGTTCGGGACAGCGATCCAACGGTCGCGCCTTTCAGCTACGAGTACGCCGCAGGGTCGGGCGACTTTCCGCAAGCCGACATTGCGGAGCTTGTGGGAAAGCCCTACCCACTAAACAACTACAGCGTGGCGAACGTTCTCGACGCAATAGTCATCTGATACCGCGACAGGAGAAATGGATAATGGGTATTGAACACATCATCAAAGACATCGACGCGTCTGAAATGAACGTAGGGTATTCGCCGCTGATTCCAGTCGGTCTCGAGTACCTCAACTTCTTTGGCGGCACCGCACCGATCGGGCGAAATCTTGCCCCCAGCAAGCCAGCGGCTACTGTCGTGGGCGCTCCGGCGGTGGGTACGATGTCGGAGGGTATCCTGACCACGTATCTCACCAACTACGTTCAGACTGCTGTCGCACACACCACGAAAATGACTATCGTGGCAGTGGCAAGGCCGCTGGCCGAGGGTGAGAACTTCCTGGTCAGCAACTATGCCGGAACGGTCATCAATCAGTATCTGCGTCTTCGCACGCCGTCCGCCAACGCTGGTCAGGGTAAGCTTCAGATTGATGCTGCGAGCGCCTACAAGACCTCGGCGGGACAGAACATTATCTATGGGCATTCCAGCCCGGTCGACAACGACGTAGGGACAGCAATATCTGTGGCGCAGCGACTGGACATCACGCCTGGTGCCGGTCGAGTCACGGTCAATGGGTTGACCAAGGGGTATCAAGGGATGACATCGGGTGGTGTACCCGCCGATGCAACGCCCAATCTCGGGTCGCCTCTGCGCATCGGTTCCGGATATTCGCAGTTTTCACCGAATGCCGCTCCCCGCATTCTCTTCGTAGGGATTTGGAGCCGCGTCCTGACGGACGATGAGATTGCTGCTCAGTATCGACAGCTCAAGGACTTCTACACCATGAAAGGCATCGCGGTGTAGTAGTCCTCGGCGCGCCGGTTTACTACGGCCATGCTGGACGCGGCCCGGGGCATGGGCCGCGCATCGCTTAGCCTTGGTGGCTGCTGAGAGGCGCCGCGCCGGCAACGATTCAGCCAGATGCTCGCTGTGTTCGCAGGATCTGCGACGGCCGCGCGTATGCTCCCGGGCATGCTCCCGTCCTCCAGCTACCAGGGTTTCCGCGTTGCACCCATCCCATCGGGGTGGGTGCAGTCGGGGGACCGCTGGTCGCTCTGGTACAACGGTCGAGAGACGGCCTGCGTGGCGCCTGACGGCCGACCGGGGCTGCGCCTGTGGATGCAAGGCCAGAAGATGTGGCAGGTGAAGGAGGCGCGGGTGGCCAGCGTGCGCCAAGGAAAGCGCTTCGCTGAGCGCTGGTGCGCGGTCCGGCTGTACCCGGGCCTGCCGCTTCGCGAGGCCGTGGACCGCCTGACCGATAGCACACCCATCGCGCCGACAGCGCCGCTGCCGGCGTTGCCCCCGACCCGCGAGCAACAGCAGCAGGCCCAGCGGCTGGACGAGGCGGCTGCTGCCGCGTCTGCCCGGGTGATGGCGGCGCTGGAGCCGATCCGGCCGCCGGCGGAGGCAAAGCCCCGACTGACGGATCCCGCTAAGGCTCGGTTGAGGGAGACAAAAGTCGGATCAAAGCGGCGCTGACGCGGCGCTGGGCCAATGCCCAGCGCTCGCCGGTGTCGTTACTCGTTAGCGGGCTTGGCACGGGGCTTGAGCCTGAAGCTCACGCCTAGCCGATTGATCGCGTTCATTGCCGCGATGGTGAGCGTGAGGTCGACAAGATCCTTCTCGCTGAAGGCTGCGGCCACGGCCTGGTACGCCTCGTCAGATGCGTGGGTCTCGCTTACAAGCGTCACTTCCTCAGCCCATGCCAACGCGGCGCGCTCTTGGTCCGAGAAGAGGTACGCGGCTTCGTGCCAAACAGGCAGAAGGGTGATTGTGTCGAAGGGCATGCCTTCCTTGAGTAGATCGCGTGTGTGGATGTCTATGCAGTGCGCGCATCCATTCAGTTGAGAAACGCGCAAGAACACCAGGTGGATCAATTTTGAGGGCAACGATGTGCCGGTGGTCACAAAGTGATGGAGCTGTCCAACCGCTTTGGCACCTTCGGGAGAGACCACAAACCAGTTCGCTCGGTTCATCTGCATTGTCCTGTTCTGTAAGTGTGGACCGGAATCGGCCCACTTATAGGTGGAGACGCCAGACGGCCTTAGTTCGTGACAACTGCCTGCATACGGCGGTTGCCTCGCCGCAGAGGCGGGCAGTGGGCGCCTGTCCCGCTTGGAGTGAGATGCCTCGCAATGGTTGCCGTGGCTCCAGAAAACTCCGGATAGCCACCTTGTGCCGCAATGGCTCAGGCGGCCGGGTTCCAGAAATCAATTCAATGCATGTCGTTGATTCGTGTCCAGAGTCAGGCAGACTTCTAAGCCGACTGCTACTAATCCCCCAGGGTGGGTCGAGGAAGCTGGGGGGCTTCGAATGGGAACGTTGCGCTTTCGACCTTTATTAACCCCGGCGTCAAATTCCTGTCTTGAAAGATGGTTTGAGGCTTTCCCCAGTAAAGGGAGAGCAGGCTCTCCGGTCCATTGGGTAGTGGATTCAACTGGGCTGAACCCGGGGCCGTGTATAGGAAGATCCAGTCTCCGGCCTTAAGCGTCACGTTTCCCAGCCAGAAAAAGTGATCCCTTAGTGGAATATTGGACATTCCCAACTGAGCCTTCACGGCTGCGATCACACAGAACGAAGACAGGCTGACGTTTATGTTTGCCTTCAGCACGATGCGTTCCAAATTTGGGACGCCTGCGTCATAGACTCCGACAATGGAGATTTCTTCTGCGGAGCTCAT